ACCGATGTAAGGTTATTCGATAACCAACCGATGTAAGGTTATTCGATAACCAACCGATGTAAGGTTATTCGATAACCAACCGATGTAAGGTTATTCGATAACCAACCGATGTAAGGTTATTCGATAAATCCCACTGAATGTCATACAGATGATATTGTATTGCGTAAAGAAAAACCGAAGATTTTAGAAATATAATATAAAATAAAATGGATATTTTATATTATAGCAATTTCTGTCCTAATTCACAAAAAGTACTTCAATATATAAGTAAAGCCGGTCTTTTAGAAAAGATCAATGCAATCTGTATAGATAAAAGAGCAGTAGATCCAAAGACAGGTCAAGTACATATACAATTAGAAAACGGTAAAAAAATCATGCTACCACCCAATATTCATAGCGTACCAGCACTCCTAGTTGTTAAGAAAAATTATAATGCACTTTTCGGTGGTGAAATTATCAAATATTTCGAACCAGCCGTTCTCTCTAAAATGAAAGAGGCAACTATGTTTACAGGAGAACCTATAGGGACTAGTCTTACAGGATCAACAGGTAATTTGAATATCGTATCTGAACAATATACTATGTATGACCTATCACCAGAAGAATTGAGTGCAAAGGGTGTAGGGGGTCGTAGACCACTCTATAATTATACTTCTGTATTAGAAGATACATTTTCGATTCCTACACCACCGGATACATGGCGTCCAGATAAAGTCGATCAATCAGTAACAATAGATAATTTAACGCAAAAACGTGATATGGAAATACGTCAGGGCGCACCAAAGACACCTTATGGATTTTAACCCTTTATAGAGAACACCATAGATAGAGTGAATTATTGTTGCTACGAAGTCAGGGAAAGAGTTAATCGATAGAAATAGATCTTTTCTGCGTCTTTCTTCGAGATTTTGTCATAGAGGGTTTAGATTTATGTTTTTTACTTTTATTCATACGGAATTCGATTTTTTTGATTGTATTTTCCATATCCTGTTCCCATTCTTCTTTTGATTTTATTCTCATGGTGGTTCGCCTAGTTCGTTTATAACCAAAAATCGCATTTAAATCGATCGTTTTTGTAATATGAATCCGGCGTTCACCTGACAGTGTTCTTGCAAAAAATGTATCGGTATGAGTTTTGATAATTTTTGTATAATAATAACGGATACAGTCTATATGTCTAGATCCAAAATATGCACATATAAGTTTTTGATCCTCTTCTCTATTGTCTATTTTATGACTTCGCAAAATAAAATATATATCAAGTATGATCGCATTTAAACTAATAGACATAATCTGGCCAACATATACTGTATGTTCATCTACATTTACATCTATTAATCTTTGCGCAGTAGTCTGTCTAATCATATCATAAGAATCTGTATTACTATTTCCGTCCAATTCTAATATAGATAGTTCATTATAATAGTTATACAGAGTATAAAACATTTCCATAATAATATCATGATATCCGCCTGAATAAAAATACTCTAACGATTTTTGTGTTTCAATATATTTCAACCGCCATTTAAAAAACTGTATAAACGATTCTGGTGTTAAAATCTTTTTCATCGGTTCACTTAATTTATCATACTGTTTTTTAATGGTAACGCTAGATAGTATTTTTGGAACTACATTTTCACCATAATCATCAAATAATAAAATAGCAAATTCCAAAAAATTCGCCATTTCTTTATTTGATAATCTATATGATTCTCTTAATTCATTTGGAAGTGTATCCAAAATATTCGATACATTTGGTGAATCCTTATCTAATTCATCTGCAAATACATCCAATAATTCACCAATATAAGTTCCATAATATTCAATATGTTCCATTTGATCATTTTTGCTTTCTTGTCTATAGATATGAGTATATCGAGTATCTGTAAAATGCCAATTAATATTCTTAAAGGGACAATGTTCGCCTTTTAAATCGGAATAAAAACAGGAATAATACATAGCCATCATCTCAGATAAATTCGAATGCTTATATTTTTTTCTATAATTTTGCTCCGCTTGTTTGGTTTCGGTTGGCGATGTAATTTGATAATCTAATAGTCCATGTTTTTGTTTATGTAATATTTCATTCACAGGATCATTACGAATATCTCTATACACTTTTTGAATTTCTTTTGCTGATTTTTTAAAGTTAGGTAACATAAATCCTTCCATATAAAATTCGGTTCTCACTTTCTTTGCGAATTCATTTAAGGTATATACAAAATCAGTCTGGATTTCGAAACAATTTGGATCATGACATTTTTTAAAATGTGTCATTGTATGTGTATCTCCAAAAAGAAGTAAAGGATGAAATAGTGGATTTTTAGGTCTCATATAAGAAAATGATACAGGTCCATTTATTGTATCTATGGAATATTCATTAAATAATAATGGCATAATATATAATTATTAGATAAAAAAATTCTAAAATACTATAACCTATCAGTTGTTAGAAAAAATCTTATATACATAAACAATATAAATAGTGTCTATTCTTATTATTTAAATAATGGCAACACCTGAAAAATCAGTTCTATTAAAAGCATTTAATAAAGTCCTTTTCGAATTTCTTGATGATATTATCCATATTTTTCCAGAAAAAAAAGAAATACAAGATGCAAAACAGGCATTAATATTATTAAAACAGGCAAACCCTATTATCACAATTCGCTGTTGGAATAAATATATTAATTTGAAATATGCCGATGTTATTACAAATGGAAATATCGATTTCTTTTTTAATAAGGATTATAAGGACGATGTTAAAAATATGGCAAATCCGGATAAAGTCATTGAAGTCATTGATAAATTACGAGAACCTGTAAGTCAATTAAGTGATAATAGCAAAGAAATGGCTATGAAATATATCCAAAATCTAAGCAAACTATCGTCTATGTATTATGCATAGATACCAGTTTCAGTATTATACTCGACAATATATAACATTTCATTCAAACAGGATATTATATATTGGATAAAGAGTAGAGTAACGACCATAAATATAAAATGATTCCTACAGAATTGAATACCATGATTACGATTTATCTCGTGTGTTATATCCTCCTGATCAAATACGTATCCATTAGGATGTAGTCTTTCACCCATTATCTGTTGACAATAATAAACCGGTTCTCCCATAGATATGCTATAAATCTCGCCATAAATCTCCATAATTCTATCTTTTGGAATCACTAAAAGTAGATAAATAATAGTAAAATGCGATCGACAAATAGGACATTCATCTTTCTTCTGCATGAACTTTAAAATACAATAATCGCAAAAAGCATGTCCACATGGTGTAATCACAGTTCTTTCAGTAGACAATTCATCAAGACATATTGGACATTGATATAGGTCCGCTTTTTTATTTAATTCTAGGAGTTGGTCTATCATCAACTTTTTCCGATGGGATATTTTTATTTTGTAATATTTACATAACCAGCGTAACTGATTCATAGAACAACTATATAGAAGATCCTCGCTTTTCATAAAGCGAATGGATTGTATCCCTTTGTGACAATATTTGAATATATGTGAGTCACCGCAATAATCGCACATTTCAAACATAAGTATTTGTATAATACATATGTTTATATAAAAAATAGGTCAATTTTTTATTTGGCTGTTTCATCTACATGATAATTTAGATAATAGATCAATTCATTCGGCGTTATCGTTTCTATATATTTTGCAATTTCACCTAATCGCATAATTTTCCGTTCCCCACTATTAAGAGATGGAAGATAGACTTCACGATGAATTCGATAAATCAATGGGAAATATCGCTTGGAAATCTGTATTCCTTTCTTTTGAATATAATAGGTAAGATAAGATTGATGAAGTCCCTGTAAGAACTCGCTATATTGTTTAGAAAATCGGTGGAAAATCTTCTTATATTGCGGAAAATACAGCAAAAAATCATTCACTTTATTGATCCGGCGTAAACATAAATATTGATATTGAAGATTCGGGTGATTTCCCCGTAATTCGCGGACTTCTTTATAAATCGGGTTCTCTATCGTTGTCCGTTCACCAGTATCCAAATGAAGAATCATAAACCCCATTTTGATATACGGAGCAATATTTGCATGTATCGAACAATAATTTTCTATGATCTCATCATATGAGTCTACTATCATTCGCGGAGGAAATTGAATAGGAGTTGTCATAAAGATCGACCATTGTTCATATTCTGTAGGGAAAATAGGGAGAACCTTCTTATTATTCATAATACGATATACCCCCACTAAATAAACCGCTGGTTTTTGAATAGACAATACAATCGGGTTCTCTGGATGTTGTAAAATAAATTGATAACAATGATCTTTAGGAAAAGAATCAAACGCCGAAAACGACTGAAAAACGTCGAAAAACATATCGCGAAATGTTTTCTGTTCACCCAAGTCCGGATATTTCGTCCTATAAAACCAATTATTACCACCGATAGACCCTTTCGTTGCGATTTCCCACGATTCAATACGCGGATCCCAAAACAACTGGATCATTGTTCCTTCGACGATTTCATTGATAAACATTTTGGAAGAATCTAATTTAGGGTATTTTTCCCGAAAGATTTGGAGAACCTGCGATCTAGGATGGGAAAATCCCAAGAGTTCTCCTTCAGGTTCCGTCAAAATAACACATCTATAAAGTCCTTCGGTATTGTCATACAGAAGATCTGTTGGGTCATAATTCAAAATCTGGTATTGCATTTGATTACTTTTATTTGTATAAAGCTTACTCTTAATCGTAGGATTACGATTTTCTATATCCAGTTCTATTAGATCTACCATATAAAACACAAGTAATATATCACGTAGAAATATTTTATATTGTTTTATCCAAATATTCTAATGACATCGACCATTTGTTATCGGTTTGAATCGCGTCTATATAATGACGGAATATTCGAACATTCCGCAGTCGATGCTACCTATATTATTCATTTAGAAGGAAACGGTAGATTACCCCAAATTAATAAAGAACTTATGGAGAACCATCCTACCAACCGGTTATGGATTCTCCATAATAAGGGTTATCGTATCTGTCATAAAGAAGGTATAGATACTCCAGCGAAGGATCTTATTGCCTGTTATTATGAAGTATTCCGGCACGCCGAAGCTCAATCCTATGAAAATATCCTCGTTTTAGAAGACGATTTCTTCTTTGATCCGGATTTTAGGATCAATATAGAGAACCCCCAATATATTGCCGAGTTTTTAGAAGAGAACCGAAAAACCGATTTTGCCTATTCTTTTGGCTGCCTACCTATCCTACAGATTCCTGTTGGACAACATCGCCGGATAATTTCTTTAGGGACTCATGCAATGATTTATAGTCGAAAATGTAGGGACCGGGTTCTCTTAACAGACCCTAAAGAAATCGGTGATTGGGATATCTGGCATAATTTGCAAACGAAAAAATATATGTTTCATCTACCGGTCTGTTATCAACTCTTCCCTAAAACGGAGAACCAACAGGGTTGGTTATCGGGATATTTACCCGCTATATTACAGATGTTGTTTTATAGTTGGATCATCCTTCCTTTTTTTAATAGTTTATCTCTCGATACTTCGGTAGAACCGGGATATCCTCTATTTTATACGGGATCCTATTGGATCTCTATAGGGATTTTCGGTCTCTTCCTATATATCCTATATTTATTCTGTATGACAATCTATATGAAAATGTAATAAGATAAGAAATTATATGACGGATACAAAAGAAAACTCATTTTTCGTCTATTTATTAGAATGTACGGATGGATCTACCTATGTAGGCGCAACAGTCGATTTGGACCACCGGCTTCGACAGCATAATAAAGAGATCAAGGGCGGTGCTCATGCTACTTCCATGAAAGTAGCACAGGGACATCAGTGGCGGCGTGTATGCCATATCGCTGGATTTCCTACATGGCAATGCGCATTACAGTTTGAATGGGCTCTTAAATTTCATAGTCGCAAACTAAATCAGCGATCAAACCCGCTACGCCGACGATTATTGGCATTAAAAAATCTATTGAATCTAGAGCAATCCACTTCGAAATCGATTCGTTATATAGATTATGGAAACGACGCGGAGAACCCAGGACCGAAAATTGTCTGGGAAAAAGAGGGTGCAGAGGCCATTTATCTAAGCATATGATAAGACCGAAGGGGTTTTTTATCTGGTTTCGATTTGTACATAGTCTGTTTTTTCTTGTAGGAAAACCCGCGCTTCTTTTCAAGAATTTTCTTTTCGTAAATCTCCTCTTTTATTTGCTTCTTTTTATACTCCTTTTTGAATATTTCATAATATTCATTCACGATTTTTGGGGTTCGATCTTCTATACATTCACGGCAATTAATACAAAATTTTAATAGAAACTTAGATCGTGTTTCATATGTAGTAGCTTGAATCGTACCATTGCGAAAAAGTAAAAGAGACCCATGTATTTTATAACTTTCCTCTACTCTTTCTAAAGCAGAAGAAGATAGTTGTCTAATGCAATGATAGCAAAACAAATCTTTTTGTAGAGGTTCAAGAGTTTCGATAGGTTCTTCCTGTAAGAAGAGTTGACGGTGTCTATGAAAATCGACATTTTGCAAATGAAGAATATGTTCTTTTTCTCTCTCCTCTTTATGTTCGAATTCCGCTCGATCCCATGATCGCATCAATGTATTGATGGAGAAGAATTTCCTACATTTAAGAACCGGTTCTAGATGTTGGAAATCGCGCATATCTATAATCGATTTCAGTTTCCCATTCTTTACTAATATGAATTTTCCAGTATATTCACAGATCTGTATGACGATATTAACTGGTAGATTTTTTACGTGGTTTGATTCGACGAGCGACATTTTTATATTTATTCATATGATAAATATAAAATAATTCAATTTTATTTGTTTTCAATATCATCATCCATCATAATACGTTGTATTTTAGGTTCATTGATACGATTCGAAAGAATATAAATTGCCGAAATAGAAAAAAGCAATAAATCAGATGATCCGCGAACAAGTAATGGAGTATCTATGATTATACTACTATATGTAATCCATAAAGAAGACGATACAATATTCATAATAGAAAATATCAGCGAATAAAGATTAGTCGATTTTTTTGTATATAACAAATACATGAAAATAAATCTTCCTGAAACGGAGATCGCGGTAGCCGAATAGGCGATGATTAATTCATTGGATATTGTCATACAGAATTATTGTGTTGTTTGTTTATATATTTCTATCATCATATTCATCATTTTTATGTAGATAGATATTTATGATTTCGTTGTTTGATTTTATTTCTTCAATGGATTCGCATAATTCTTTTACCCAATCATATGTATCATAGAATACATCTTCTTGTAATAGTCTTATTATCGAATATCCGTTTTCATTTGCGCAGGTTTCTTTGAATTTGTCGTTTTCTTGTTGTTCTTCTGGTGAAGACCAATTAGCTACTTGGCGAAAATGTTGTGCGCCGTCTAATTCGATGATGATGTTATATTCTGGGATACAGAAATCGTAGGGGAGATGTTTGATTCTTTTACACCAATCCTGTTTGAATTGTATTATTAAAGTTGGATATATGGGTAGTAGTTGTTCGTATAATTTTGCTTCTGTTTTATTTACACATAAAGGACATCCTGCACCACGAGAATGATAATAAGGTGTTTGTAAAAATTTGCCGTGTTTTTTACATATAATTATTGTTTTTTTATCACAACCATTATATTCTGATTTAGAATAATCATATTTATTACCATGTATATATATTGATTTTTCAATAAAATCATTTATTGTGATTCTTTGTTTGAATGAATTTTTTTCAACAGCACAATCATTGCATCCATATTTAGCGCTTAAATGACTATTCGGTGTTTGTAAGAATTCACCGTGTTTTTTACATATAATAATAACATGTTCATTTGATTTATTATAATTAACAAGATGATATTCATATAATGGATTGTTATCTTCATCTTTATGAATCAATTGTGATTGTTCTATAAATGATTTAGTATCATTTACTAATCTACCAGCACATTTTGTACAACCACTATTTCGTAAATGGTCTGTTGGTTTTTGTATAAACTCGCCATGTTTAGGACATATAATAATAACTGAATCATATGTAGAGATATATTCAACAAGTTGATAATGATATAATGGATTATTATTTTCATCCTTATGAATGAGTTGTGCTTGTTCTATAAATGATTTAGTATCATTTACTAATCTACCAGCACATTTTGTACATCCATTACCAATTAAATGATTATGCGGTTGTTGCATAAATTCTCCGTGTATCGGACATACTATAATGACTTTTTCAAATGATTTTTTATAATCAACCATATGATATTGATATAATGGATTATTATTTTCATCCTTATGAATGAGTTGTGCTTGTTCTATAAATGATTTAGTATCATTTACTAATCTACCAGCACATTTTGTACATCCATGTCCTTTTTTATGAACTCCAGCAAGTTGTTGAAATTCTCCGTGTTTTTTACAAATAATTTTAACTATATTTTTACATCCAGTATATTCTGTTTTTGAATAATCATATATAGGACTTCCATCATCATTATGATGTGTTAAAATACAATTTTTAATATATTCTTCTTGGAATTTAAGTCGTTTTATTTGTCGTTTTTTTAATCCACAATATCGGCATCCATTTCCAATTAAATGATTACATGGTTGTTGTAAAAATTCTCCATGTGTTTTACATATAATAATTACTTTTTCAATTGCCTTTTTATATTCTACTTTTGAATAATCATATGCATCTCCATGAATTTCTTTCGCTTTTCGAATAAACTCTTTCGTTTTTTCATCTTGTTCCATGTTATACATATAAATATAAAAAAATATTTTTATATCCATTTTATTTTATAAACTCAAACACGATGTTTACGATTTCCAATGTTTGCCACAATCCAAACACGTAATAAAGATCGTCGAAGGTTCATCCGCAGATCTAGTTTGTAACTCATAATAGGTACAGCGTTTTGATTTGCATTTCTTACAAGTAAACATATCTGTAGATGCTTCTATATTGGTTTCAAATCGCGAAGCATCGCGTTTGATTTTCTGCTGGATAAGTGTCGCCCAACGCTCCGGTTTCATTTCTTGATGTGTCATAAAGGCAAATATATTGGGTTTCGTTTCACCCGTTTTCAATTGGTCGATCCAATGGTCGTTTTTACAGAGATTCGTATAAATTGTACGTAAACGGTCTATATAGATTCTTGTGAAAAGTGGGTTCTCCCATTTCTTGATGATTTTCCGTTGATTTGCCTCTTTGATTGTATAATTATAAATTGCCTTTTCTAGGTTCGTTGCGATTGTTTCATTCTCTAGGATTTTGTAGAATTTTTGTTGGAAATTCTTGCGAAATATTTCGGGGTTCTGCATTATCTTGTAATAGAGTATAATATGATATAGTATTTATATCATATTATTTGCATCAATTTTTTGCGGGGGGTATCGATTTTTGATGAAGATTTGCATGTGCACCCCTATGAGGTCATTTATTCAAATTTGTAATTGTTAACTTAGTTGAAGAATTATCCACTGTACGGATTTAATTCTTCAACATTGTAAAAAATTGAGCGATTTTTTTAAAATGCATAAATTTCACACCTATATCACTTAAAATGCTTTCAACACTAAGAACTTCTATAAGACCTTCTAAACCATGGTCAGTTGCCCAATTTGAAGAATTTCGTCCACATATGACGCAAATGGTACGACATGTTATTGCTCCACTTCTGCATCAAACGGATGTTGAAAACAAGAACCGTATTCTCTTACATGGACAGGTCAAGGTAGGTAAACGCGAGATCGTGGAGTATATAGCCGTACGCGATTCCTTCCATCAACACCGCATTCATGTATTTATTTCGGCGTTTCATCGAAAAGCTGACGAAAGTCAGCGTGATGAACTCAGTATGCATAACATTCACGTGTTTTCCATTCACAATAAGAAACGCCGTGATGCCGCAATCCGTTTCATTACTGAACAACTCGAACAGACCATACAGATTGTTATTCATTGGGATGAATGTGACTATGGTACTGGTGACCGTCAGAATCTAGCGAACGTCTATCGTATGTTCCGCAATAATCAAAGTGTTTTCAATATCTTGTATAGCGCTACACCCGAAGAAATGCTGTATTCCAAAGAAATTGCAGAAAAAGACGAAGCAGATGCATTCATCACCGATTTTTATGAAGAAGGCTCCGTAGTGAAATATATACCTCCTCCTGGATATTGTGGAGCGCAGACGTTTTTAGACCACGGGCTTGTAATTCAAGCTCTACCATTCTTTGAAGTATATGAAAACACTATCCGACTCTCAGAACAAGCGCGATCCATACTTGCCGACGCAAAAACGAGTATCCGCATTGTGAATCGTCAAAGGCGTAATTTACAGTCGCAAATCGAAGACGCAGAAGACGACGGCGATCAAGAACTAGTTGAAAGATTACAAGCTGAACTCAAACAAATCTCTGTAAGAAATATCATATCTTTGCGTCTATCTTATTTTATAAATGACGATGATGACGACGATGATACAGAAACAGACGAAAGTGATGATATGACTAGTGTTACTAGTGGAAGTTCATCTAAAGGCAAAGCTATTCGCACTTTTCTAGAAAACTCACAATACATTACAGAGTTAAATACTGATAATATACTGATCATTGCAGATAAACCTGAAGATAAAAAGCTAGGTTTATTATCAAATGTAAAAACCGAGACAGTACAATGGGGAAAACGCGCATATTGGGAAGGAATTACTACAGAGAAGATTGTAATTATTGTTAATGATCAAACAAGTACACGTTCTACTGAGTGGGTATGTCATGATCGTATGTTTGCCACACATGATTATCGCAAACGTCTTACATTTAACACTGTTGCACAAGCACAACTTCGTGTGGCACATTATGAACAAAACTATAGTGGATTTCAAAAAATATATGTATATGGCGATTTAAAGACATTTCAATTTGCAGTAGGCCAAATTGGTGCGGCCGAATATTTAAATACGGAATGGATTACTCGAAAAATCCCAAAATCAAATCCTCCTAGATATAGAATAAAGAACGAGATGGACACTAAGACTGAAAAAAGGTTGATGCCAGCAATGCGCATCGAACATAATGGCGAAGTAAAAACATATGAAGGTATACCAGATCCAGAGGGATATTCACTTGAACTTTCACAGAAAATTCTCATCCAATTAGGCGGAACTAATAATGGACATTCTAAAATGTCACAGAGAGTCCGTGGAAATAGTAAACGTGTACCCAAGATAAAGTCTAAATTTTATCCTTGTAATCCGTCCCAAATAAATAGTGTATTGGAAACTTTACATAGAGATCCTGATATTACCGGATTTTTGAATGGTCATACATTCAATTTTGTAAATTATTTCAAATTTCCTATTTCAAATGAGCAAGGTGAAACAGTCTACATGGGATTTCTTCGATCAAGAAAGGTATTGAATTATCACAATATTTACAATAATTTATGGGGGATCCGCATTGGGTACGAACATGCAAGATTGACTGAATGTTATAGAGACGGTGTTCTTGGGTTGTGTTTACGGGTTGCAACTGGAGAGTTTGAAGAGACAAGTGATCTTGAAGCATATAAGAGTATGTATCAATCCCCAGTATAAATCACATACTTATACTAAATTCAAGCATATAAATAACTAATTATAATTATGACGAATAGTATTGTAATTCTCTATGATCCATTTTCATTAGGATTGCGATTTTTTCACTATTTTTCTCTTATAATATTTACCTTCTTCACCGCACATATGGTTCATCTCTCTCGATGTAGAACAATAATAATATTTATCTGTATGAATACCACTTACCAAATAATCGAATTTCCCTTCGCTTTTTGGAAAGAGAGAACATTTCGAAAATTCGTTATTATCATTATCTGGAATAAAATATTTACATTTTACACAAAATTTCGGTTTCAATGATTGCGCAGATAACAACAGTGATAAAAAAATAATAATGCTATAATTCATGATAGTATTATTATAATGATCGTTCTATATTCTTTCAAACAAAATAAAATCAAATCTGTATGACAAACCTGCTTTATACATACTCCTCCTCTTCTAATTCACTCGTACAATCCATATAATTGTCATTTGTAATAGGTTCCTCTACGATTCGGTCAAACACAGTCGATTTCTTCTTTTCTTTTGCAATTTTCGTATCCTTCTTTTTTACAGGGGCTGCTTTTCGTTTCTTTATTGGCCGGACTTCTTCTTCCGATTCATTATCGTCATCCGTTTCCTCGTCATCAGTTTCCTCATCTAAATCCTCGTCTTCTTCACCATCATCTACGACAAACCCATCCTTAGCATAACCGGTAGTAGTTTTTTCGATACCGTCATCATCTTCTTCGTCCTCTTCATCTTCGGAATCCTCGGAACCAATATCTTCGAAACCTCCATATAGATGGTCATACAGAATCTTCCATTCGTCTTTGGATACCGAATCGATCGTCTGTTTATCTGCGGATAGATTATTCACGAGAATACACGAACCGAAAAAGAGTGTGGTATCAACTGGTGGTGGAAACTCGTATTTATTCTCTTGGCCGGCTCTACCGGAAACCTTACCATAAAGCGTAATTTGATAGTGTTTGTTTGCTGCGTCGATTCCCCATGTATGTACTTCTTTAAATCCGTCGTTATTCTTGAATCCGGCCTTTTTATATAGATCGGCTTCTACAAATGTCTTTAGGACAATTTCTTTAATAGAACCTTTTTTATCAATAAGAATAGCTGTGGGCATAGTCTATATCATTATGTATGACAGTATTTAAGTGGTTTTAAAATAATGATTTCTTTAAGGATTGTCATACAGAAATTTTCTATGTATTTATATATATTATGGCTCCTAAAAAATCGACTACAATGAAAAAGAAGCATGGGAAGAGACTTCGGGGTGGAGGAATGTTAGATAGTATTTATAATATATTTGGAATAGGTTCAAAAACAGAACAGTCAAAAGATTTAACACAAGGACAGGTAGAATCAACACAAGGATCGGTAACAGGACAAGGACCGGTAGTACCAGAAAAATCTATGGTAGGAGGAAGAAAACGAAAAACCAACAAGAGAAAAACGCAGAAATCGCGTTAAACCCAAACTATAAAAAATCGATGTTCTCATATATGTGGACATCGATCCTTGTCAATATCATAATATCCATCATAATAATTATAATCGGCCATTATCTATGGGTATATTTATTAGAAACCTATAGTGATAAGGTCACAAAGGATATATTAGGTTCTCAAACACAGAAATATAAAGCAATTATCGACGAATTACAGAGAACCCAACAATATGAATCCTGTATGACAGAACCCAATGATATATTTATCGATGATCTAATATTAAACAGAAATCAACATGTCGAAGATCTACCAATCGAAGATCTGCCAATCGAAGATCTGCCAATCGAAGATCTAGCCAAAGATTTAGAGGATTTCTTACAGAATAATTTCGACGAAAATAAATAAAATCAATCCAAAATAAATTTAAAAACACAACCATATAATATTCTATATGACACACCAAGTATTATCTCCTGCCGATACACATCGCATTTTAGAAAGATTCCCACAAATAGAACTTTCCTATGAAACGACCCCTCATAAGAAAGTTCCCTCCTCTTATAATGTCTGTTTAGGAATTCCTATAGGAAAAAAATGTTTTATTTGGTTCTCTTATCTACCTTCTAATTTGGGCAGTTATTCGACAAGCTCACAAAACACCTGTTTCATCTTAGAAGTCACAAAAGATAAAAAAATAGGTAAAATCGAATATACAGATTTCCCAGAATGTAATCAATCGCTATTTTTAGGCACATTATTCTACGGAACTTTTTATTCATCGCCAAATATAAAAGAAGGCGAAGAGAACCGAAGAATCTTTTTAATAGAAGATGTATTCTTTTATAAGGGAATTCCTATGAAAGGTCTACTTTTCGGGGAAAAACTAGGATTTATAGAAAAATTCTTCAAAGAATATATTTCAAGAAGAGAACAAAATCCATTCCTTATACGTCTTCCTACATTATGGTATCCAGCTATAAATACCGGAAAAGAATATGACTGTATATATGAAGTCCCACAGAAATATCAAGACTGCTTCCCAATCCATCATATTCAATATCGTTCTCTTACTGAAATCGTACCCTATCTTAATATTTTCCCAACCAAAAAAACAATAGGGGGTGAAATAAAGTCTATAATAGATGATTTGATTTTATCGCCGAAACCAAAATATCGTCCGGATTTCTATAAACCGCAATATACCCAAATGACGACCTTTATCGTTAGAGCCGAAATTGCGTTCGATATCTATCAATTATATGCCTATGGAAAAGCGAAAGAACTCGTATTTTACGGGATTGCGTATATTCCAAATCCAGCATCGAGTACGATGATGAATAACATATTTAGGAAGATCAAGGAAAATTCAAATCTCGATTATATCGAGGAATCGGACGATGAAGAGGATTTCGAAAACATCGAAATTGATAAATATGTAGATTTGAAGAAATCGGTAGCGATCGAATGCCGGTTTCATATGAAATTCAAGAAATGGATTCCTATTCGGGTCGTCGATAGTTCTCAAAAGATTGTTCATATAGGAAATTTAGTAGCGGATTATCGATAAGATATTTTATAGGAGTATTATATAATGCCGTCAATGAAAAGAAGATCCGCAAAAAAACGTGGGGGTGCAGTCTCTGTGAATTCCCAACCGACCGTTCTCCAACCCGCATCCTATGCCCCTAGTCTAGATAATAGTTTTTTAACGCAATCGACTCTTGTTGGAGGTAAAAAGAAGAGACAAAACAAAAAAACAAATAAACGACGTCGCGGATCGAAACAAGGAACCAAGAAAAATTGCTGGTCATTATGGTAAATAGAATCTTTATGACAGATTGTAAGTATATTTGTCATAAAGGGATTTATATAAAATACTATATTTATCATTCAAATCCATCAGGAATATCAATAACACACTTCGGTCTTTCTACATTCAAATCTGTATGACAAACCGCCTCCGTCTTTTTCTTCGGTTCATATTCGACTTTCCAATTAGAATCCTTCGTTAAATCAATAGGTTCATTTCCATTAAAATTCAAAAACCCCCCATATTTCGTCGAATTGGTATATAAAATCCGGTAATCACATTTCTTATAAAATGTCTTGCGACTTCGCCACTGATTCTTAAAGAGATCATGTGAGTCTATAATATCAACGACAATCGGGTTTGCATGTTTTTCCCTTAAGATTCGTCCTACAGATTGTTCGATATCGGTTTTAGGGGTTGCCATTACTAATGTCGATAGGGTTTTAATATCCAAGGCTTCTGCGGCCATTGCATATGTCGCTAAGACAATCCGTTTCCCTTCAGTCACTTTCAAATCTTTCTCTTTCATACCGCCTATATAGAAACCTACTGATCCACGCTGTTCACCGATCTTATGTTGAATCGCATCGAATAGATACGAAAGAAGCGACCGATTATGCGCTAAAACCATGATTTGATTTTCAGGATTTTCTTTTAATAAATCGTCGATGATTCGAACGACAAAATCGGATCGCGGTCCAAATGCGCATATTTTTGTAATCATCGTACTATATTTAGGATTTCCTCGAAAATCGTATTCCATTGTCGAATATTCGGGATCTTTTGAACTGAATTCGATTCCTCTTACTTGGACAATATCATCGTCTTTTCGATCTTCTGTATAAATTTTCGGGCCGATAAACATATAAAGGAGTTTTGTTAATCGGTCTTTTCGATCAACTGTCGCAGAGATACCCAGCATATTTGGTGTAACTGTCTTAAAGAGAGTTTTCGAGAATTCTTCGCTGCCAATTCGATGTACTTCGTCGATAATTGTTAGACCAAACGGATCGAAGAATTCCGCGGGGAAATCGCGGTTATACATGGTTTGAATCATCCCAATCACAATATCTTTTCCTACAATATCTTGTGTTTGACCCTGTATTTTACCTATTCTAGCGGATGGTAGGAATTCGTTAATACGTTCGATCCATTGGTTCATTAGAAATTCTTTATGTACCAATATCAGTGTTTTCTTCTGGATTTCCGCGATGATTTTTAGAGCCATTACCGTCTTACCCCTACCGCACGGGACCTCTAAGATTGCTCCTCCGCCCATATCAGTCGCCCCTGTTACTATCGGTTTTTTCACGTGATCCAAATAAATATTCACAATATTATTCTGGTAATCGCGTAAATCCTTTGTAAAAGGACAATCGATAGATTCTCCTACTTCGATTTCTGTGCGATCGGGTAACCCATATCGTTCAATCCCGAAAAATCGCGGTATATAAATTTTAGCCGTATTTTCGCGATATACCGGAAAAGGTGTTTCTTCTTTGATTTGTGGACCGGGAATAAACGGTTTCAAAAGGAGAACCTCTTTTAGTTGAACTAAATCTTCGGGTTCTAATACGACTTTTGGAATGGTATATCCTTTTTTTCCCAAATAAGACTGTAACCGCACAGTTTCTTTATATTCTGGTTTCAATACCAATTTAGGTGGTCCTACAGGTTTAATTTTTTTAATAAATCGACGCTTCATCTATATAGAATAGAAACTTATATTTAGCATCTTTTCAATTTTATATTTTTGAAATCAAATATAAAGAATAGGGAACCTACTCCCTATAATAATAATATCATATCATATATTATACGATGAAATTCGCAGAATTTACAAGATCGATGAGTCCTTTAGAAATCGCCCTCTTAGTTCTCTTTATTATTTATATTATATTCCCTATTCAAACACCCAGTTTTTTAGCAGATTCGATTCATACACCACTTAGTTTAGTTGTAATTTTCATCGTCACACTCTATCTATTTTTCTATACACACCCAGTAATTGGTGTTATCTATATCTTCGTAGCTTACGAATTATTACGTCGAAGTTCTCTTCGTATAGGACAAAATGTAATGATGCAAACTACTCCTACAGAAGAAATTAGAACAAAAGAAATGCTTCAAATGAATCCTGTAGGACAAGTCACATTAGAAGAACAGGTAATTTCCCAGATGGCGCCATCTACACAACAACATATTACAGTATCAGGTGGTAGTGATTTCCAACCTTCTCAAGAGAAGATAGTAGGTGCTTCTCTTTTTTAAACTGCTCTAAGCAAATAAAGAGTTAAAAGTATAGAAGATCATATTATTTTATAATCATATGATCTATTTCGTAGCCATTGCCTTTTCCGTATAGGATTTTGGCATCATAGAAGCCGCATAAACTCCAACAAAAATAGAAAAAATAGCAATTATAATACCCCATAAAACTTGCTGAATACTACTAATATTTTTAAGTCCGGTAAAATATGCAATACAAAACACAGCGACAAACAATATAGCTACAGTGATTATTTGTTTATTTGTTAAGAGAGAAGTCAAAGAAAGAACAATAGCGCCATAAAAATCGGGTGTTACTAGTGACAAATCTAAATCACTAGCTGTTTGACCAGCACTACCGGAAAATACACTCTTTAAATATCCAATAGAACCGCCACTATTTTCAAACATTTTAATATATTGTACACGAAGGAAAATGATGATAAAAGAAATAAAGGTAAAAAACCCGATCACCGCAAAATTAGAATTCGAAGACGCTGTACCAGTATAAATAAAAGATATCGATAATATCAATAAAAATGAGGAAATTAGTATTTCACTTGCATATAATCGCGCGGCTTTGTCTTTCATAGTTAATTCAGTATTTATTTGCGCACTTTGAATATGTTCCACTAAAAATATAGTATATGCTTGAGGAACTAAAAACCACAAACCTAATAATACAATAAAAAACATACCAAAATTATTGACTAAATTCATAATCACACCAGTAGAATCTATTTTCCCATCCGCACCTCCTAAAGGAATCGTCATAGTAGCTACATTATCAATCGACGTATTTGTAGGATCATTCATATCTACAGGTTGACAATAAATATTTCCACTAGATCCTTCAAAATTTTCAACAATAGGTTCTTTATATTGTTCGATAGAAACGATCGAATAATCGTCTACATAATCCTGAAATAAATCCACTTTAGGAACCGATTCAAAATTGCTATCAACAAATATAGGCTCTGTAAGAAGAATCACATGATCCTCATTGAAAAATGTTCTATTCGATGAATACAAGATACCATTAGAAGATAGAGGTAAAATAGTATTTAATGAGAGGGTTATATCTTTGGATTTTTTAATAAGATCGTCTAGTAAAGAAAAAGAACCGGATCGAGTTTTAAGAGGGATGCAAAAATATAATTTAGAGAACCCATTCGTTATAGGAATATGTTCAATGATGAGTTCTCCATCAAAATCGATACCTTTAATACGATGGACCTTTTTACTTATATAAAGATTTGTACTTTTGTAATTAGAAGAAAGTCTTACAGATGAAATATTTGGTTCTTTTGATAGAAAAACACGTTTTGCATCGTTTTGTCTTTTATTTTCTTTATAAAAATCGTATTGTTTATAATAATAATAAATAATAGAATCTGTATTTGTTCGGTCTAATTCAAATTGCATGTATATAGAATATATATATATTACAGTAAGTTATTACTCTTATCCTTTTATAG